GTGATATTTAGGTCTAGGGTGTCTACTGTGTCTAGTTCGATGTACAGCAGATCTACAGATGCGGTCACTTGGTTTTCGTCTGGTGATGGTATTATGCGCAGATCCAACAGTTTAACTCTAGGATCAAAGTTGACTACAGCACGCAAATCTTCCTCAAGCACCATCAGAGTAATATCGTCCATTGGTTCAAATGCTAGGTCTGGTATGCGTGTACCGAAACGTGGCATCATCACACGTTCACCCTTACGAGTGAACATATGGTTGAGCAAATCCAACTTAACTAACTCTACGTCAGTAAGTTTGAATGTTTTATTGTCTTGATATTCATAGGATGAATATCCTCGGTATAGACCACTGGCCATTTATCTGCGTCTCGAAGTGTGTTGAATATTTATGATTGGAGGTTACCTACGCCAGTACATTCCACGGGTGATGGTGGTACCCCGCTCTACACGACCGTTACTGTCTGAATCATATGCAACTTCTGGTTCATGAGAGAAGTCGTCTTTGGTCATTACACGTCCAAACGGTTCATGGTCAGGCACACGGTTAGTCCACATAGCTGGTTGTTCCGCTGCTGGCTGAGTGCCAGATGCACTCGCTGGGGCGGCTGCAGGACCATTTAGGTGTATGGTGCTGCCTGTTAGTTTCATCACACCACCCGCTGACCCGTTAAACGACCCACCACCTGATAAATGCATGTTCGATCCGGATTTTAGGTGTACTGTACTACCACCTTCTGCATACCACGAACCACCAGCCATGGCCCGAATATTACCACCAGCTTTGGTGTGGACATCTGCGCCAGCATCATTATAGATCGAAGCGTCAGCGTGGGAGCGAATGTTAGCTGCTGATTTAGTGTGGATATCACCGACAGCTTGTTGTCGTATCTCAGTTCCTGAATACATGTGAATACCCTTCTTTGCGTGCATTCGTATAGTTTCATCGGAAGTAAGGTTGATATCTTTCTTGGAATGGATGTTGACCTTGTTAGTGGTGAATACATCGATGTTACCAGCTTGGTCTAGTTCGATCCAGTTGTTGCCTTTGGCTGTTTGGATGTATATGCGTTCGTTGGTATCATCCATGATGATCTGATGACCAGCTGTGGTGCGGAACCGCATACGACAGTTTTCTTGCCTGTCGTCCATGGATATAGCGTGAAATCCTGGTGAGGTCCACGAATATACCATACTGTCATAGTTGATGGCGGATGCAGAGGTTGATGATTCGGAGAACATCCGACTACCCTGATACCCTTGTGTGCTTTCCCATGCTCCATCACGTATTTGCTTGTCGTCCGGAGCACTCCCGTATACACGGCCAAGGTGTGATACGTCTACCGCAGACACTTGATAATCACCCGCTCGAGTTCGCCACTCGAAGCTGGGCTCATCCTTGGAACCAAATGCTTCCCGAAGGTTTTCGTTTAATGGTTCGATGAATCCTTCCAAAGATGTATAAGGACCATACGGTTTTGGGTTTGTTGATGATTTGGCTAATGTGGGGTGGTCGTCATACTTCCACCTACCGTGTGGCATTGTATGTGGGGTATGTTGGTCGTATAGACAGCCGATGTATACACGGTGTTGAGGGTCTCCATCCACACACATCACCAGAACTTGAGCGCCCACTTTCGGAATCGCCCACATACCATATGATATACCTCCCTCAGAGGTTTGGATGCCCGGTCCACGTGTTCCAACGTTAGTTTGCCCACCGAATGGTGTGATATACAATGCCCACGGCAAGTCATCCACTAATGTGTCGTAACTATCACCCCACATCGGGCATACAACACGCACACGTCCCATTTGTTGAGGGTCGTTAGTGTCCACCACATATCCGATAGTTACGAATTCAGTGGTTTCAGCTACGGGTCCTGTAGCTGCTGCGTAGATTTGTCGTTGCCTTGTAGTAACCATGGTAGTGGGTTCTTTATATTATCGTGTTATGTGGTGGGATTCTCACCCACGCTGCCAGTCGTTGCTTTATCAACATCAGATGGTGGTTCTGTAGAGCCGCACGGTTTGGTAGGCTTCTCACTCTTTGCGTCTGCTTCTTTGGTCACTGCCTTACTCTGTATCTGTGCAACCACGTCTTTTGCAGATTTGCCGGACGGTGGGGTGGGACTTATCCTGGTTTGGGTCTTAGCGGGTTGTTGAGTGCCTGGCGCTGGTGGAGGAATAGCTACCGACTGGTTCGTCGGAATGCCACCTTCGACAGTGTGTGCCATCTTGGTCGCTGCCCATGTTCGCAATCCGTTAGTATCCAAACCACGAAGCTGTGGGTTTGCGTTCTTCATACGTGTAGCTGTCTGCACTCCTAGCGTTTCTTCCAAACTTGCACTACCATTGCCAGAATTGACTGCGTTCAGCACCTTCTTAGCACCACCTGGTCCAGCAAAGTGGGCTAGGTATAGATCCCCAGGCTTGGTGGACCCAATGGTCTTGGCATTCATTTGTAAGTATGCAGCACCACCCCTAGCAGAATACACTGGGTCAGTACGGAGGGCTAGTGCCTGTTCCTTGGGCATATTTGGCGGTATGCCTTCAATATTACCCTTTCGCACTAGATCCATCCATGTACCGTTGATGTGTTGATATAGTCCTGTGGCAGAGCTGGTTTTAGCTTTTGCAGATGGATTATACGACGATTCAATCTGTGCAAATTGTGCTAGTATAGTGGCATCCACACCCGTCTGACCAGATACTTGGTTAATAGCGTTCTTGACCTCTGGCGAGGCTTTATTCCAGCCCTTGACTTTGGAGGGGTCGCCCACAGCATTCTTCGACACAGATTGTGCGTCTTGCTCGGTGGTTGGTTTTGCTGGTGTAGATGGTGTGGCATTCGCTTCCGGTGCATATGGAACTGCAGCTTCTTGTTCCTTGGCTGGGTACGATTCGATCATACTGGAATAGCAGTCAGACACGGTAGTTGTAGTCTTCTCCATGTCGTCCTTGAGTTTTCCATTCTCCAATAGTGATCCATTGGGCATAGCTATCATCAGTAATTGTTGAGTGAACTCCCCATCGATGAATGAGTGTTCAACACCATACACATAGTAGAACCCATCATACCAAAAACGCTTTGCATAGTCGAGTGGTATTCCATCATCACCGTTCCTGGTACCTGACATCAGTCCCACGTCATCATTGCTGGATGGCATATAGATGTTTACTTTCACCAGTGATGGCATCTCACCCCAGTAACTGAAATCAGCATATTCAAGCGTCGGTGTGTTCTGGTTACCAGTTTTCGGTGATTTGACTGATGGTGGTGGAACTGGTCTTCCAACACTTGACGGTTGTGTGGTCTTGCCGACTGACGAATATAGACGTGGGTTACCAACAATCTTTACGGCGGCTTCCGCCACTTCAACAGAAGCATGCTTAGCCATATTATATGCAGCTTGGACCGATGGGCCAGGTTCGTTAGTATTGGTGGTAGATAACCCACGTAACTGTGGAGAGAAGAACACGGGTACAGGCAGAAACTCTCCAGTCTCCCCACCAGGTGCAGAGTGCATGGATATGTGACGGGAACGCGACGCTAGTGATTCAAACTGTTCCTTGAAACTGTTTGAGGTAGATGCCGTTTGCATGTAGTGCAAGCCGTAGTTCATCTGTATGTTGAATTCTAAGATGTCGATGTTCTTACCTGAGAATATGTAATCGAACTCGATCATATTCTCACGTAGACGATCAGAATTTTCATCACCAGCACCTGTAGGTGACAGTAGCTGTTGTATATTGAAACCACGAGGAGATATAAACCGCTTCACTGAATATTTCACAAGTGTGCGCTTTGTATCACCATCATATAAGGTCTCGACTGTGGAATGGATCTTATATTCATACTTGATGGCGTTCTCACCCGATCCTTCCCCTTCGTTCATGTCGCGCTTAACCTGGGGACACATCGACATGATGCGGTGAATAGCATCTTCGATACTGGCGCCGTTCTTGTTTTTGATAGCGGGTGGAGCTGTGCAGTCACCACCGTGAGTTTTATACTGTGCTGGCGCATCTGTTAGGATGTATGAGGGTTTGCTATATTCTTCATCCACCTCTATGACATATTCCACAGGGTAGAAGCGCTCCTCCGGTTTCTCGATCTTTTTGCTGTTGGCAACAGCAATGACACAGTCGTAGTGGTGCTGGTAGTTCTGTCGGATCACTCCAAACAGTGTATCGAGTGCTTGTTTGACGGTTGCCTTACTAGCTGGTGCTTTGTCCAAGTGGATGTGAGCTCCATCTGCGGCTCGTGAAAATTGTGGCAGTCGTGAAGCACCGTGTGACAACGATACTAGCTGTAGGTTGTACACCCCACCTGATTCTGAGTACGATGCTGTGGCATCTGTAAGCAGAAACATGACGGGAGCCACATCAGTAATGGTGTACGACTGCTCTTCATTGATAGGATCGTAACCATGTCCCACGAAAAAGGTCTTGAGTACGAAGCAGATAGAGGATGCATCTGCATGCATCTTGTTCATTAGCGTTACGATCAAATCAAAGAAAATGACGCCTTTGGGTTCTGTAATGGTTAATTCGCCCTCAACCGCGATCGACGTATTCTTATCCCCTCCAGTTGCGCTAGCAGCAGTGTATGATGTTAGCTTGTAACCATCAATACCCATATCTGCGTCAGTGGCGCCGTGGATGAGGATACTATACAGGCCTGGTTTACCATCTTTGGTGCCAGGTTCTTCTTTCGGCGTCCATTTGCCAAACTCGCCTGTACTGTCGGTGCGTGTCCATACATCCATATCCTCTGACTCAACTAGTGCATCAGCGGTAGCAGATCTATCACATAGTGCTAGGACATGGTAATATGTGTGCGATCGGTAGGTACTTAGAATAT